GAAGAAGTCTCTACTTTTTCCTGTCCGTATCCCAAATGAATTGTTAGCGGAAATGCCATATCAAACCCTCCTAAAGGGTTAAGTTTTGAGCAGGTTCTAAGCCCTGCGATAGTCCGATATTAAAGGCTCGGTCTATCTTTACACCTTTTTTCTAGGTCGCCCTCGTTTTTTCTTAACAGGGGCAACATCGTCTAGCTTACCTGAAGCAACAGCTTCGGAGAAGCTTTCAACCTTCTCTTCCACTGGTACTTCAGGCTCAGGGGGACTTTGAACAAAGCCTCTACTTAAGTATTTTTGAAGAAAAGACTTAGGCAAGTTGGGACATTCGACCCATTTACCGTAACTTTTCTCGTACTTCCATAGAGAGATTTTTTCAGCTCCCCCTACAGACATTTCAATCCTACTTTTTTTAGAAACCATTATTCAAAGCCCCTTGAATTATTTATTAGCTAGTTGCGTTAGCAGACGGGTTCGGCTTGTCGTAAAGCAAAGCAGCACCCTTAGTGTCATCGACTTCAAAGACTGCGTAGTCTTCAGTGATAACAACCTCGTAAGCACGAAGCGACGCATCTCGCTCACGCTCTTCTGAACGACCACTTGCGGACAAGTGACCCATTGCAGTTTTGTCAGCAATAACACCGTAACCGGAGTCAGCAGAGTTATTGGTGATGTTTCCGTCTTCAAAGATCGGGACACCAGAAATCTTAATACCTGTCCAGTAGTCCTTGACTGCTGGCTTGTTGAAAGCATCTGGCAGAGGGTAAGTCGAAAGAGTGTTACCCACATCAGTAGCTAGTTTCCAAACAGCGTTAGGGTGGTGAACGATGAAAAGATCGTTACCAAACTGATCTGCTTTGGCGTTAGCAATTACACCAGATACGTTAGCAAGGTTAAACAGAGCATTGTCTGCACCAATTGCTGTCCCGCCGTTTAGTGACGGAAACAGAGCAATGATGTCTGTGTCCTTCTTACGAGCCATTGCATCACCCATCTGGCGACCAATGATCTTGTAAACATCTTCGTTGTTCTGTCGAAGAAGAGTATCGGTAACAATTACCTTAAGCCCAACTTCAGCAGTTGTTGCTGAGATAGTTGAGACATCAATGTCTTCACTATCAACCATGTCTTGACCTTCAGCAAGGTCTTCCGCAGTCATCTGAGCGACCTTAGGGATTTCGAGTTTGTACTCACCCTTACCAAGATTGAACTTTTCAATGAGTCCAACCATCGGAGCGTTATGCTCCTCTGTGTACCGTGCTTGTGCAAGCATGATACGAGACATATTCTGGAGATTTCCAGAAGTACTTGTCTGTATTGCCATCTTAATTTACCTCAATCAAAAATGGTAAGACCCATCTGCCTAGCAGCGGCTCTTGCCATATCTGTGCTTACCGCAGGGTCTCCTGCGTTGTATTTGTCTAAGACATTACTAGCGTTTGTTGGGGCAACGTCAACAGCAGGAGTTCCTGACCCATACGTTTGAGATGGAGTAGCACCCTGCAATCTTGACTCAAGGTCTTTAATTCTCTTGAGGGATTTAGCATGGCGTTCCATCTCAACAGGGTTAGTAATTTCCTGTAACTCTGTAAAAGGGATGTTGTGTTGAGATGCAAGTTCATAAGCTCTAGCAAGTTGAGTTCGGTTGTTAAGCTCCGAGCTAACCTGCTGGTTTTGACGAGTCATCCTGTCTACTTGCATTTTTGACACATAAGCATCTCTTGCTAGAGCAGCTTGGTCTTGTGCCATTTGCTGTGCAGACACATCGTCAATGCCTTGGTTTAAGTATTTCTCTCTAAGCTCTTGTGAGTATTGTCCCACTTCTGCTTCAAGGTTCTTTTGACTTTCTTGCTCTTGGTATCTGTCCCTTTGCACCCGTTCATTCGTTAGCTGTGTTTCTAGCTCAGCCATTCGCTTGTCTGTAGAAGATTGATACTTCTTAAATTCAGGCGATTGAAAGACTGTGTTAGTTGACTGAGTATCTGTCGTGCCTTCGCTTGTCTCAATATCACCACCCTCAATACCAACCTCTGGTTCAAAGGTTTCTGTAGGGGCTTCTGGAGCCGCTACAGTATCCAATGCAGGGTCAATATCTAAATTGATGGTTTCTACCGTAGAGTCGGTTGGCGTTCCTTCTCTCTCAGTTGTCATTAATTACTCTCCTAGTAACGCAACACCTGTTAGATGGCACGTAACACTTGTTTAGGTTTTTAAATAATACCCTACGTTATTGGCGTGTGGCAATTGCCTCTGTGAGCTGTATTTGTTCAGCAGGGGAAGGGACTTGAAGCTCTCTGCCTTTACTAAGGCGCGCTCTTGCTTCGTTAGATTCAACAACTCGCTGAGCTACTGCGTACAACCCATCTACCTTTTTAAGAACTGCTGGAATACGCTCCCCCCTTGCTTGGTACTCTCTTCGCAACACTGCTTTTTGCGCCTCCCTTTCAGCCGAAACTTTTGCCAGCGAGAAAAGGGAGTCGGGAACCATAAAGTTAGACTTGTTGGCAATAATATAATCTCGCTCATCAGGAGATAATGCCGCAAGGTAACTGTCTAACTTCTCCCCTATTTCCTCACTGTCTAAGTCCATATCATTTTCTGGGGCATAGAGCCTATCCAAATACTCATAGTATTCGTTCTGGGCTTGTTTTAAGGGTTGACCTTCAGGAACATCAAACTCGTTGTTGCCATCAAAAGCATGGCGGCGAACTCCGGCAAGTTCAGCGTCGTACCTGTTCATTAAGGAGTAAATCCTTTTTGCTTTATCCCCTTTACTTTGCCCGCCAGACATGATGGTTTCAATCTTTTGGTACTGCTCTAACTCAATGTCGTAAACATCTTGGGTGTACTTACTTGGCTGGAACTCTGACCCTTCGTAATACATTCGATTAACGTATTTCTGTTCGTAGCCATACAACTCTTTGTAATCTACTCCAGCCAACTCTTGTGAAAGATCATTTTTATCAGCGTAGATACTTACGTTAAGACCAGATGCTGCACCAATTCCAAGTAAGGTTTTAGCAAATCCACCGTCTAGCTGCTCAGAAGCTTCCATGATTTGCTGAATCATTAAAGGGTAGAAGTCTTCAATATCAGTACTTTGCCCCGGAATAAATTGCTCTCTGCCGGTAACTTCTTCTCCAAAGAAATTCTCGTTAGATATACCCCCTACAATACTGGAACCAAAAGGGCTAAGCTTTGCTCTTGTAAAGTTTCCAATCTGGCGTATAACATCAGCGTCAAACTCGTCACCCATAGACGTAATTTCTTTCCGGTCTCCAGAAACTCCGTAAGCTGCGCGAGCCATGAATCGCCAAACAGAACCCAAGCCCAAGGTCAGGTCTATGTTTACCCTGCCCTTACTAGCTTTTAAGAAGTTCGACTTGCGCCAATCTGTTTCAATTTCAAACCCGTTAAGTACAAGAAGGGACGTAATCCCTCCAAGCACCCCAAAGGTTCTGGCTAAGTCAGCCCCCATTTGTTTGCTAGTGTGAGCACCACGATGTCCAGCATTAACTACATACCCGTAATCGGTTTTAACAACTGAACTCTTAGGTAAGTCCCACTTCTTTGCGTGAGCGTTTGCCTTTCTTAAAGCTGCCCCTGCTTTTTCAGTCTCTTTAAACTTCACAGCCTTAAACTGCATTGCTTCCTTGCCAAAGGTTTGCATAACCGTAAATGGTACTTGGAACCTAGAAGTCATCCACCTTGGAGCAAGCAAAACAGTAGAAAGGGCAGGACCTACATTGTCAGGCAGGGTTCCTCTGCCCGTAGCTTTGTTTAAGAAATTACCATAGCTTGCTAAGTAATCATTTATTGCGGCTTCAGGAACGTTCGAGTTCTGAAGAGTTTTGTAGTAGTCATTTAGCAACTCGTACCTCATCTTATTAAGGTATAAGTTGTGGAATCTTTCACCAGCCTTGAACGGGTAGGCAACAACTCCAAGAGGGCGTTTAAGAACGCTTCCTGTTTTTTGCATAAACGCATTGTTCTTAACTACGTCAGGGAAAACATTTCCTACCGAGTTAAACAAGTTCCCAAGAAACGCTTCTTCTCTTTGAGCAAGCGGACCGTTTAAGTCAGATATAAACACATGCTTGTTGATAAAAGAGTAGTTGGCATCGTTGGTTATTGCCTTCATTTGAACGTCATAGTTCTTAGCTGTAAACATGCCAACTGAAGACTTGGCTATGTTTTGATACCACTGAGTATCAGGACCTGAAGCCCACGCTTTAACGTCACCTTTAGCTAAAAGGCTTAAAGACCTTCTTGTTGTAACAGGTTTAATTGCTCCCCCAATAAGTAAGCCCCCTTGGTTAAAAATTGCTCCGTAGTCAATCGAGAGCAGTAGCGCACGGGGAGTGTTCATGGCTTGAATAATAAGCGAACGCAGGATTTGCCACTTAGTCCTAGGCGGCACATCTCTGCCTTTAGCACTCAGCCCTAAAGCTTCCCAGACAAGAGTAACTTCACTTGGGGTCAGCACTTCTGCAACATCAAGTTGGGTAGTCCCTGACATTCCTGCTACAAAACGCTGAGGCTCTGTTCCGGTTTTTAACTTAGTTGATGCAGGTGAGCCTACAAAAGGAGTTTCTACTCCCATTAGTTTTTGTATGGCTTTCCTGTAAGTAGTCCGGTCAAAGGTTCTTAAAACCTTCTTGAGCTTAGCGTTCTTTATATTTGGAAGTCTTCTTTCTCCGTAGTTAATAAGAGCAACAACTTCCATCGGGTGAAGTGTTAAAGGCTTGTACCCTGATTTACTCCTGTCGGCTTGGCTTTTGTATGCTCCTCCTACTGCTTGGTCTTCTGCTTCGTAGCCACGAACAGGGTCAGAGCTAGCTTGCCTTGCTTCCCTAGCAGTTTCTGTTCGCGCAACAGTTTTCGTTCTTGCTGCTGAAATTTCAGCGTCAGTAGTTTCTCTCCAGACCTTAAACTCTTCGCTGTTTATCCTTTTTTCTATCTCAGGGATAAGGTTTGTTGCAATGTAGTCCTCACCCTCTTCTGTCATATTGCCATCAATACGACCGAAGCGACCCGTTGTGTCTCCAAGAACC